CTCGGTCCAGGTCTTGGCGGCGGTCACGGTCTCGGCGATCGGGCGCAGGTTGCCCGTCCACAGCAGATTGTGGTTCGGAAGACGCTTGCGTCCGAGTCTGGTTGGAACTGGAATACCGAGGATCGACGACGGGATATTGCCCGAACCCTCTGCCGACGAGGAGCCGAACTCTGTCGTACGAAGGCTCGTGGGCTTGGGCCTGACAGTACGGGACGGTAAAGCAACAGTTGACTTGGAACTGCGGCGACCGCCACTCGACCTGGTGGACTTGCCGCTCACGGCCGGTATCTGCATCTTGTAGTCGATGTCACCCTGGGCGGTAGTCTCGGTGCGCTCAGACGTCGTGTAGACGAGTTTCTCGAACGGGTTGATTTCGGGCACGAAGTCGGTGCCACCGTAGTTCACCACATTGTCGAAGCGGTTCTTGCAGTGCCCGAGTCGCTGGTGGTCGCAGCCGAGCGTGAGCTCCACCGTATCCCCGACGACGATGTCAAAGAACGGATAGCCAATACGCATCACGTTGGTTTCGTTCGAGATGATGCCCTGCTGCTCACCAGTCCGGACCACCGTCATGGTGCCGTTCTCGAGCTCCTCGTCCGGATACACCATGTTGTCGACGGTGATGATCTGGTTCTGGATTTTCGTGACGACCGCTGTGACGGTGAAGTCCTCGCGCAGAACCTTGCAGCGCTCGTCGTAGAGAACGTGGTTGCAAGACTTCTGGTAGTAGACGCTTGACAGGAAGCCGTTGAGCTGCGTCTGGATCAGAGACGAAGTCTTGATCACGCCCCAGTGACCGTTGATCGAAGCTCCCGCGATGTGACCGCGCCATTCGATCCGGAAGTCTGTCGCGTAGTTGTCGCCCTCGTGAACGCGGCGCACTACGACAGACAGCTCTTTCGGGCTGACGAGGAAGCAGAACGTCTTCGCCAGCTCATGGTCCGACGGAATGCTGAAGTCCATCGTGTGCGGCGAGTCGATGATCGAGGAAATCTCGAGCGCAGTACGGGTGATCGGGGTTGGCGTATACTCGTGTCCGTCGACGGTTACGGGCGAGTGATACGAGGTCAGATACCACGTCTTGTGAGACGCGATGAACTCGTAGCACTCGATCGGGGCTCCGTCGTGGACGGAGATGTCCTTCACAGCGTAGGTCATTCTTCGATCATCCGAACTTTCATCGAGAGCACGGTATCCACGGGTCCATGCTCAAGTGTAATGGTGTCGCTATCCAGCCTGACGGTATTCACGAACGATATGACCATATTGGAATTGGCTCCGGCTCCAGCCCCGATTGAGGCCGAGAGCTTCACAGTCATATAGATCGGATTTCCGTCTGCATCGTAGTGGTCGGTAACCTCGTTGATCTTGCGGTAGATCACGCCCGCGTCACTCTGGATGCGGACATACCGCCAGGCTTTCGACCGCCAGAAGTCGAAGAACTGGACGTTGCTGGTCTGGAACGAAGTCGCGCCCAGAGCAGGCGTGCTGTACAGAGGCAGGTCCTCGCGGAACGTCGGCAGCAAGAAGGGGTTCTGACGACCGCGCAGTGCGTTGGCGAACGCGCGCCAGAAGTCGAGGCCTGCTGGCCTGTGGACGAGAAACTCCCTCTCGCCCGAGATGAGCGGAGAGAACCAATTCGTCTTCGGCTCAGGGTTTGCAATCTTGTTGTCGACCCAGGTGATGTTCTGGTCGAAGTTCTCGTCGACAGAGCTGTCTGCCAGAGGACGAACCTCGAGCAGCGGCATACCGTCGATCAGAGTCAGCGTGGTGCTCTGGTCGGCACGCAATACGTTTCTTACTTGTGCACCTTCGAGGTTCATGGTCAAGCCGCCGTCTACGCTGTTCATCGAGAACGACGGGTTCTGGATGAGGAACCGCGGAGCCGGGCAGATCATGAAGTATTCAGGCACATCGTAGGGCAAGGCAGTCGTCAGGTTCGCGCCGTCCGCATCGACCGCTCCGAGGATCAGGTAGTAGGTCTTCTCGAGATGCGGGTCGAACAGCGCCACGACTTCGCCGTCGCGCAAGTCGGTGTGGGCCGGGTTGAAGAACAGCTTGGTGGCTCCAGCGGACGCGGCAGCATCCAACTTCACCGAGTAATGATACATCGGGTAGTTGAACGTCTGCTTGATATACTTGAACAGCATCTGGTAGACCGTTTGGCGGTCCTGATCGTTCAGGATATAGGCGTCGAAGCTCATGCCCATGCGCGGGTGTGCACGGAGAGCTGAGCGCTGCTCCTTGTTTCGTTCCGCGATATTGAGCGTGGTCTTCCACTCCCAGGTTTCCATGACCGGCATTTCCGGCACGATCGGGAGCGGCAGCGGGATCGGGGTCGGCGTCCACACCACAAGATGCGGGACCTGAGTGACGAAAGCACCCTGTGCCGGAAGACTGACGACGAGGAATGGGAGCTGCGTAACGCGAGTAGGCTGGTTTGGCAGGTTGACCACGAGCAGTGGAACCTGCGTAATGCGGGCCGGAATAACGTACTCGTAAGCGTCTTCGAGAGTGTCCGCGCCACCGAGACCGATCACTTCGACGTCAGCGAGACCCGCGGTGCCTGCAGGCGTAACTGCCGTAATCGTCTCGTCATTGACCACCACTACGGACGTGGCGGGGTTGCCACCGATGTTGACGACCGTCGCACCAGTGAAGTTGTCGCCAACGATGGTGACGGGAGTTCCACCGGCACTCGAGCCGATGTTCGGCGTGATGCTCGTGACTACCGCAGGATCGAGGCCCGTGTAAGTGTATCCGCCTACAGACGTGAAGTCGGGTCCCGGCAAGTCAACCACGACGTCGACAGAACCGAGCGATCCTGCCGGAGCATAGCAGAAGATTACTTCCTGATAGACGACGAGACCCGTCGCAGAGACTCCACCGAAAGTGACATCGGTCGTTCCGAGGAAATTGCCGCCCGTGATCATCACGAGAGTGCCGCCGGTCGTGGGTCCACCCGCCGGAGAGACGTTGGTGATGCCAGGTGCAGTCAGTGGCAGAGGACCTTCGGGACGTGTGAAGCCCGAGTCACTCGCATATCGCGCAAAACCCTTGGTGAGACGCAAGCTTGATATGCCACCGAAGTAGTCCAGTGAGTTGTTGATCGGGTTGCCAACCGACAGCGCCGTCGTGGTATCATACATCGAGCTGTCGGCGGGAGTGCCGCTTGCGACCATTACGCCATCGAGATACAGTCGAACTTTGCCTGACGAGTCCTTGTCGACCGCGACATGATACCACGTGTTGATAGCCATCAAGCCAGTGGTCTGGGCGATTTGCCAATGAGCTGAACCAGTCCACCCGTTCATCTCGAGCAAACCGTTTACAATCACCAGCGACCACGAGGTCGTATTGGCGTTGATCGCTCCAGCTCTCTGACCCACGACATAGTCTAAGTGTGACGTGTTGTCTGCGATGCGAGCCCAGCACTCGATCGTCCAAGGGTCTGAACTGGTAGCTCCGAGCTGCCAATCAGGGCTGTCTGCCCAGTCGACGCGGTCGTTGGCACCGTCGAATTGCAAAGCAGTTCCAAACTTAGCGATCGAGGTTTCAATATGAGCTTGGTTCGTGACTGTGCCGTTGCCATGAGCAGCAGGGCTTTCGTCGGTGATAACGGTCGTGTCATCGGCGCCCGTCGGAACAAGGTGAAGCACTACATTAGACAGGTGGTCGTCGTATTCGTCCTCGCCGCGGACTTCCTCGATCGAGAACCAGGTGTCTGCGTCACCGATAATGTCACGTGCAGTTGTGGACCAACCGATCAGCTGGAAGTAGTCTCCTGGAACAACGGCGATGATCGCGGTGAACAGGTTGGAGTAGTCCTGACCATCGGTGTCGTTGTCGCGAGTTGCAGCGCCAGCATAGGTAACAGCACCATTCTTCCAGATGGCAGGAACGAACTGGTTCGCTACGTTAGAGCCCTTGATGCCCGCGGTCACGCGAACACGGCTGACGCCAACCGGAACAGTCAAGCGGTCAGTATTCGACAGAGTGCTGTGCCAGCCACCCACATCTGCGATCTCAGTGTCGAACGTAATGGGCGTGTTCGTGGAAGCCGCGATAGACTGGTCCGCTGTCTTGGCCAGCAAGCAATACTTCAGGTCGCGTGGGAGCCGCTCAATACCGAACCAGGTGTTGTCGCCAGCTACGACGCTCTGCGCACTCTGGTTGTAGGCGAACATTTCGAAGTAGTCGCCCGGTGACACTGCAATCGGTGCGCCGAAGACGTTGATGAAGCGCTGACGGCTAGAACCGTGCTTGATGTCCATTGCAGGAAGACCAGCAGCATTAGCCCCGTTCTTCTGCATGGTCAGGACCGTCTGGTCCGTCGAAGCAGGCATCTCTATGTTGCCGTACAGACGCACGAGCTCAACGCCGACTGCTGGAACAGTCAGTCGAGTATTGTTGACCGAGTTATCATGCCAACCGTTAAGATCGTACTGCTCTTGGTCCCACGTCAGAGCTGTCGTAGTGGTCGCGGACAGAGCTTGGTCGACGGACTTCTTTACCAGCGCACCATTGAAGTCAGCTCGCATAATCTCGAGCATGGACCAGCAGAGTTCGTTCGTGCTCGAGTTATTGGAGCCGCTGAAGTTGCGAACCATCGCCTCGAAATAGTCCGAGGTCGCTAGAGGTATCGGAGCTCCCATACCGCTATTCGTGTTGGTGCCGCTGCTCTCCGAATTATGCTTGGCGCGGCCGAGGTAAGAGGCTCCATTCTTGCGGCCCTCCATCTCATTCGAAACGTTGGATACGTTGGCAGAGAAACCGTGACGACCATATCGAGTGTTGTAGGTGCTCGATACCACCATACGGGTATTCGACGTCGCAGCATCAAAGCCTGCGATCGTATCAAGCTGTTCAGCAGCCGTCACCATCGCCGCAAAGGACGTGGTGATCGTCTGAGAACTGCTCTTGCTAGCTAATGCGCTCCTGACCGCCATGGTCGATCAACCTGTCTTTTCGATCCTGACGAGAGCATTCTCGAGAGCTACGCGAGTCCACGGGGCATCGGTGTTGGGGTCTCGCTCAAAGACAGTTCCCCAATACGTGTATGCGGTCGTGAGAGTGATTGGGTCGCCAGCGTCGACGTCGCCCTCTGAGATCAGCGAGACCGTGACTTCGCCTGTGCCCGCGTCTTCCAGACGACCCATGACTGGGACGTAGACGCCCGCGATGAGTGCTGTCTCAGGAGGGAGGTCAGGAAGCTCGAACTCAGACTGGTCGCCCTCGAGTGCACCGAGCAAGTAGCTCGTGTCACCGTCCGGGGGCACGTCGTCGATCGCGGCATAGCCGTCCGCGGCCCCATTGACCGTCCAGTCTGCGACTGCCGTGTCTGCTTCCGCGAAGAACGTGTAGACGCGCTGGGGACCGAGGAAGTCGTTGTTGTCGTCCCCGTCGTCGTTCCAGGTGACGATGTCGTCGATATACCAGACGAGTGAACCGCCTGAGTCCTGATCAGGCTGTCCGAACACGATCTGGGTTGCGCCGAGGGAACCGAGGTTCTGGTCAGTGAGGTGAAGCACGGTATTGCCGTTGACGCGAACCTCGATCTCGCCCACTACGGTATCGCAGACGATCTTGCACTCAATATGCTGCCACGAAGATGAGGAGATGACCGGGTCGCTGGACGCGATCAGGGTCCTCGACGAACCGACGTAGCAGCCGATCGCGCCGTCCGACTGGACCGCGAAGAAGGCGATGTTCTCGTTCGCGTTGTTGCGGAACTCCAGTCCGTGCTCCTTGTTGATGTTCGGGAGCGAGTTGAAGTAGACGCCGAGAGCGCAGCCGATCACGATGTGTGCAGTCCCGAGAACGCGTCGGGCTTCGACACCGCCCGTGGCGAGCGAGTTGTAGTTGATCTTCAGGCTGTAAGTGCCCGTGCGAGCCTGCTCATTCGAGATAATGGGAGGATTGCCGTTCGCCCACGCGAATGCCGCCCACGCACCCGACAGCATGGCGTCGCGACCGCCGTTCGGGGTCGTTCCATAGTGATCGAAACCTTCAGCCCATACGAGTGCCATTAGCTCACTCCAAGTGCGTAGTTGATCTCATCTCGGTTACCCGAGATCGTATTCAGGATTGCCCGCTGACCGGCTGAGGTCGTGAGAGCATCGACAATCATCGCCGGGTCGAAGACGTTCACCACCTTGACCGGGACATTCACGCTCGGGGCCGTCTGCTGGTTGTCGGCCTGACGCTGCTGCTTCTTGGTCTCGACCGTGACGCGTTCGCCGCGCTCGGCCCGGAACGCGACCGGCGTGGTGTCTCTCCCAGCACCCGTTCCACCAACCTTAAAAGCACCGCCAGAAGCAAAGCCCTCACCAGCATTGAACTGAGCACCATAATGAGCACCTTTGGCACCGCCGCCTCCTCCGCCGCCGAGACCGGCAGCCTGCTTGAGAAGCGCGATCGCCGTCCTCAGTGCGCTGATCAGGTTGTTTACGAAGTCGATCACCTTTCCGAGAATGAGCGCCCAACCTTCGAAGACGTCCTTGACGATCGGCTTCAGGTTGTTCTTCAGCCAGTTGGCGATGTTCACCCAGCCTTGGTAGATGTCCTGCAGGATTTGGAGAACCCACTTGAGAGCAGGTTCCATGACATCGTAGACCTGCTGGAACGTTGGTCCGAGCTTCTCAATCGCGAGGTTTAGGACGTCGCCGATGAAGGTGGCGATCTCCATCAGGAGCTCGAAGTAGTTCTGCGCAAGAGCCTTGAGTTCCACCCACACAGGGTAGAACGTCTTGGTCATGAAGTCGGCGGTATCCTTGACGGCGGCTACGATTGAGTTAAAGATGCTCACGACAGCGGAGCCGAACGCGACAGCTGCTGCCTTGATGCCATTCCAGATTTCTTCCCACGTGTAGAAGTATCGCAGGACTGCGACGATTGGACTCGAGACCGACAATACTGCATTTAAGACTGCAGCGAGACCTGTTTTAACAGCCTCCCACACAGTAAGCAAGACCTCGTTGGTGAGACCGAGCTCGTTGCGGAAGTAGATGATGCCTGCCACGATCGCAGCGATCGCGGCCGTGGCGAGGACGTACGGGTTCGCGAGCACGGCAGCGTTGAACAGCCACTGGGCAGCAGTTGCCAGGCGCAGGGCAGATGCCATATCTCGGAGACCGATCACGACAAGACCAAGCGCGAGTCGACCTGCGAGGAAGACGAATGCGGCCGCGACCGGCGCTAGTGCGAGCGCAAGAATGTCGAGGTTGTTTGCCACGAGCAGAATCGCCTGAGCGACGTAGCTGAAGATGCCGGTCGAGTCCTGTATTTTGGCGATGAAGTCGATCCAGCTATTGTAGAGGACGTTCAGCGCCATCCCGATCGTCGGAGTGACGTTCGCCCAGTCGCCGCGGATGACGTCTGCCGCATTTTTGAACGCGGCCTTGATCCTGTCCAGGCTGATCTTGCCGTCCGCAGACATCTCGTAAAGTTCGGCTCGCGTGACGCCGAGTTCCTTCTGGATGAGCTGAGCGACGTACGGCAGACCTTCGAGCACCGACCGGAATTCGTCACCGTCGAGCTTGCCTTTGTTGAGTGCTTGACCGAACTGGTAGACGGCCTGAGATGTGGTCTGCATCGAGGAGCCAGACAGGATTGCTGACTTCTGGAACAGGTCCGTAAACTCGTATGCGTCTTCCGCACTCTCACCCCACGCCTTGTAGGCCTGAGCGACCCGATAATACAACGTGACGGTGCTGTCGATGGTCGAGTACGAGCTGTTCGCGATCTGGTTCAATCGGGTCCAGCTGTCGCCGAGGGTGTTTGCCTCATCTGTGACGAGCTTCAGTCGGTTCTGGAGCACGGTAAACGTGTCCACGGCTTCCACGATCTGTCCGATACCGGAGAACGTCAAAGCCGACGCCAGGATCGCACGAAGACCATTCAGGTAAGTCGTGGTCTGCCGAGCGCTGTCGCCGATTGCGTTCAACTCGCGGGCAACCGTAACGGCTCCCTTCGAGTTGACGATGACGTTGATGATCTGGTTAGCCATTACTTGCTAAACTCCTTCGCGAAGATCGACTTGACCTTCGGAGCCGTCTTCAAGGTCGCAGCGGCTACCGCGCGAGCAACGAAGCCAGCCGACGTCTGTCTCGAGTGACCGCGGTCGAGCGGTCCGATATAGGGCACTGTGTTCGAGATGTAGATCGAGCCTTTCGTGTATCTGGCGAGACGGGACTTGCCCTGCTGAACAACTCCAGCAAGGTTCGCTCCCTCGCTCTTGGAGCCTCCGCCTGCATACGGTGCACGGTGACGGGACGGAAAGGGCGAGTAAGCCTTGATCCGTCCCGTGAGTGGGCGACCGACGCTGATGCGCCAGTTAGAGCGAGCAGTGCCGACGTCGACGGGAGTATCCTTCGCGAGAAGGTATTGCGCGTCAAGGGCTTGCTCCTTCGTGACCGTGAACGCGGCGACTTCAACGCCTTTGGCCAATCGGAAGAACCTTTTTGCCGCGGCTTCCATGTCTCCGGTCTGTGTTGTTCCTGCCACTTTTCTTGTCCGCCTTATCGTGCATGCGTTTCAGGAACCAGATGTCCACTGTCCGGATCACGTTGAACATGATGACCCGTTGATCTTCGTCTAGCTCATACTCGTCCGCATACTCCCTTACTGCAGTCCAGGGTATTTCTCCACCTTCGTAGTATCTGCAACTTCCAAGGTCTACGAAAGCGAAGTAGTAGAGCTCGGAACCGGCATCTAGGTCCGGTGCATTCGCGATGGCTTTCGGGTAAGGTCTACCTTCGCGAATGCATTGCCGAAGGATTGCTTGCTCAGTGGGACCCTGTGTGAGCTCGTAATCCAGGACTGCGATCAGTTTCCCTCAACGTCCTTGAGTAGCGACTGCCGGAACAGCGCAGCGTCCTCAGCCGTCTCCTTGACGATCTTCAGGAGGTCCGGAAGGTCGTCGAACGTCTTGAGGACGTTCTCGACGTTGAAGTCGCGAATGGTCCCATCCGGACCGGAGATGCCGCGCTTCCAGCGCTTGTCTTCGGGCAAGTCCTCGGCAGCCTGGTCTGCATCCTCATCGAGGTTACCGTCCTTGGCCTTGGTGAGCCAGTCGAGGACGATAATCTCTGCGTAGAGTTTGGAAAAGAGCTTGCGGCCCTGCTCCTCGCCCATGAGGTCGAGAGACCGCTTGTGTTCGCGAGCGATCTTCTCGGCTGCCGTGATGAACTTGGTGTTCTTGCCACCCGCCCTCGCGAGGCGGATGCGCGTGTCGTCGATCTGCAACCAGATGCCCTCGCTCTCGAGCTTGGGGCTGGTCTTCATCTTGTCGTAGAGACCCATGGCTTTCTCCTGAATAAGCTGGGTGGTTTCTATTTACGCAGTGGCGAAGTCCGGAAGATAGTCGAAGAAGACCCACAGAAGCGTGTGGTCGAAGTTCGGGTTCATCTTCACGGCAGTCGCCGCGTCGGCCTCGAGAGGGATCATGATCGGCTCGTCGAGTTCGACTTCCGGCACGCCGCCACCGAGGGCGACGAGCGGAAGGTCAAAGGCGAAGCCTCGGTTGTCCTTGGCAACGAACACGTCGAGCGTGACGTCCGAGTTCGCCTTGATCGCCTGCTGCGACTGAACCTGGGTGAAGTATGCCGTGACTTCGGCAGAGACTTCGAACAGGCCGATCGTCGCATCGAAGCCGCCGAGGTATCCGACAGCCTTGTTGAGCGATACGTTGTTGTTGATGTTGAGCGTAAGCTCGGTGACGAATGCGAACAACGGAACCGGCGCCTCGTCGGTGTTGCTCACCAGAGACAGCTTGATCCGCTGGAAGTCCGTGGACGTATTGTAGGCGTCCGACTCGACCACGCCGACACGCGTGCCAGCCTTCAGACCCTCCGTCGAGATACGGTGGTCGTTGGTGATGGCGACGAATGAGTAGTTGACGTTGATCTTGTCTGCCGACTCGATCACGACTTCCATCTCGTTGGGGAACGCGCCGAGAACGTATTCGGCCTGAACCTGCGTCGGCTGGGTCTGTTCGGGAGCACCCATGGTGCGCTCGAGCTGAAACGACTGACGAACGATCAGAGCAGCTTGCTCGTTCTTCAGGACGCGCCCGAAGAAGAACTGAACAGTCTCGGTCGTGCTGGCTTCCGTGACCATCGTAGCATCGGACTTGTCGAAGGTGATCGCACCCGCGGCAATACTCCTGATACGCTTGATGCCGTTGTTGGCCGCAGTGCCGAACCGCAGACCCGTCGCGTCACCACCGATGAAGATCAACTCGCCGGGGATGAGGCCGAGCTGGTGCAGGATCGCGTTGGACGACGTCATAACCGGCAGATCGCCAGCAGCATTGATGTCGAGCACGCCTGCCGCACCCTGGAAGCCGACGAGCGTGATAGTAGCACCCGCCGGAGGAGAACCCTCGACCACCAGACCGGACGCGCGAACTTCGGAAGTGCCGGCGTCGATCGACGTCACCACCTTCAGGCCGTTGTTGGCGGCGTTCGAGAAACCGGAGGCGAACAGGAGCATGCCGGCGAAGTAGGCGTCCTCGTCAGCGACGACGTAGCCCGTAGCCGATACACTCGTGGGTTCCTCAGCGGTCTTTTCGCGGAAGTCGGCATACATGAAGCCGGCCGCCAGCATCTGAGAATTGTCGTTCGTCAAGTCCTGGTTGAACCCGCCCTGTGCAGCGAGGTCGACGATCGCTCCCTTCTTGCGCTGGCGGGAAGCGTTGATCGGGCGACGCGCGAGGAGCGTGGGCTCACCGCCAAAGTCGTCATACTCATTGGGTTCCAGCGAATGCCAGATTGCGTCAGCCCCGTTGACGCCAGGAAGAACACCCGGCTGACCGAGCACTTCCTTGGCGATGGCGAGACCAGTTTCGTTGCTATCGATCTTATTGCGGAGTGCCATTTCCTTTACCTCAGCTGTTCGTAGATGAACTCGGCAACCACTTCCGTAGTCCACCAACTCTTGTTTCTGCCACTGCCTTGACCGTGACCCTCACTCTCGATACGCACGTTGCGGAACCACACGTCTCCTGGCGTGCGCTCGCCTTCGTAAGTATTGATCGCGATCTCGGCCGCGTTTCTCGCCGAGGCGAGACCTCCACCAAGCGGGGTAAAGACCGTCACGAAGATCAGTCCCTGCCTGTTGAACTTCCGTTCCGTCTTCTTGGCCATCGTAACCTGACGACCGCCGAAGTAGTCGAGAGCCCAGCGAGCCCAGGTTTCGGTCTCCAGGTGCTCCTCAGTCTTGTGGTTCGGCCAATCGCACTTGTAGCCAGCCGTAACCTCCCAAGCCTGCCGGAACAGGTCCGCCATCTCCTTGTCGGCCTGGGCCATCGACGTGATCATTGCTTCAGCCCCACGTAGATCAGGACGGGGACCGGACCAGGCTGCAGCAGCTCGGTCTTGTATATCTTGTAGCCCTTCCCATCGGTATCCAATACACGCGTGAAGGTGCTGTAGTCGTGCGAGAGGCTGGGCAGCACGAGGCAAATCTTGTCGGCTTCGGGCCACATGCCCGGGTCCATCATCGTGGACTCGCCGAGCTTGATGTAGCCGGACGGGCGTACGAAGACCGCCATGATGTTGGCAAGCTCGAAGCGTTCACCAGCTTCACCGAGCGGATCAGTCGGGTCCGCGGGACCTGCATCGTTCACGAACGTTACAGGACGGCCATACGTATTGATCAGTCGATCAACAATAGCTCGGGAGCGGGCCCAGTCAAACGCCATATGTCCTGTCTCCCAGCGATCGGATCAGGACAGGAACGAACCCGTCAGTTTTGCCGAGAAGCCACGGATCGAGGAGGGCTGCGATGCCTGGAAGGATCGGGAGACCATCACTCGAAACTCCTACTTTCTCGGAATACACGTTCTCGATCGGTCCGATCTTTTCCTTGATCAAGTAACCGACACCGGTCGAAGTCGGGATGAGCACTGTGCCGGCATTGGCGAGAAGCGTCAGCTGCAGCTGAGCCTCGATCACCGCCGGAGGAATTGCGTCCTCGGGCCACGTCGTCGTGGGGAGGTTCAGGTTCTTGCGGGGCCACGGCATCGTCTGGGTGACGTCGACGACCTCACCGCGCCACGGCATGATGCGCAGATAATCTGCAGCCTTAATCCCGAGGATCGCGACAGCGTCCTTCTCAGGATCGGTATTGAAAGCAAGCGTCACCCCGCGCGCCGCAGCATAGGCGACGATCTGGGCCTCCGTCACGAACGAATTCGCATCGGCCACAATAGTGCCGTCTTCGACGATCAGGGTGACGTTGCGTGCCATAGTGGCTTACTCCTGGTCTTCGGCTTCCTTGGCCCGCACCAGCTCGAGAAGCTTCTCGGTGCTGATGTTGGGCGCGAAGTCGATGCCGAGCTCCTGGGCGCGTGCCTTGAGCTCGTCGCGGGACGGGTTGATCAGCGGCTGGCGTTCGCCACCGCCTTCGCCGCCGCCCTGGTTGCCGTTGCCGAGGTTGCTCTCGCCGTCGCCGACGAACTGAGGGATATTCTCGCCTTCCTCACGCTCGCCGCCGCCAGGCAACTTGCCGCCGAGGTCGAGCTGGGTGTTCGCGGCCGACGGGTCGTTGAGCGGATTGCGCGCCGCGATGTCGGTCACTTCTTCGTCGCCGTCGTAGGGCTCGAAGTGAGCCTTGAAGCCGTCGACGATCGGGTCCTTGAATTCGACGATGTCGCCCGTCCTGTACGGATGGACCGCATCGGTCTTTGCACGATACTTCGCCATTGGTGAAGTATCG